GTGAGTTGATATTTGCCAGGCTTATCAGGCCAGCGATATCGTTTTGTTGCTCGGTTATTCCGGCGTTTGTATTCACCTGAAGTTGTTGCAATTGCTCGCTCGCTTGCTGTGCATTAAGCGCGAGCTGATAAGTTTGTTGCGACGATTGCGAGGCCGACTGAGCGGAGATACTATTTTGCTGCTCCTGCAATTGGGTCATGGCGGCATATTCCGACGCCTGGGCGCTAGCATCGGACGCCGACCCGGTGCTAGAACCAGACGAGCCGGGCGATTTTAGATAGTGCCAGATTGTTGCGCCGGCCGCTACAGCGCCCAGCGCGTAATAAGCATACCGCGCATAGGGTTTCTGTTTTTTCCACAAACCGGCGATATCCATATTAATCGCCAATCCCGGATGAGGTATCAATTAATGGTTGATAGGCCATTGTGCCATGGTCCACGCCGCCAGCCTGTAGCGCCGCGTCAATCGGATTAAAAGTAAATACCTTTTGAGCCGGTTGAAAAATAGCGAAAAAGGAACCAGGCACACCGTCCCTGCCAAGAACGAGTTGACCGGCTCCTTCGACGATATTTTTAGGATAAGTTTGATACAGCGAAAAAACGGCACGGCTTGCGGCCATATCGTCAAGATAATCAGGGCCGATATTATACTCAGGATCAAACCCTGAATTCAGCGCCTTGAAATGATTAGCTAATCCGGCCACGATTATTCTCCCGATTAATAAGGCGACGTCGAAATTGCGCTCATGCTGCTACCGGTGATAGGTGACATGGCCGTGCTGAGTGCGTTATCAAAAGCCGATGAACCGGCCGACAAAACGCCGGTTGTATTGCTGGATTTTGATACGATCACCGACAAGATTGCTACGCCGATAATTGCAGTTAAAATCACGATAACGCCGTTGACAAGTTGGTTCATTTTTTTATGTCCTATGCTGTGATCGGCGACATGGCCGTTTTAAGAATCGAATCAAACGCTGACGAGCTGGCGCTTAAAACGCTGGCTGTATTACTTTTGTTCGAAAGGATTACCGATAAAATGGCGACTCCGATGATGGCCGTCAAAATAACTATAACACCGTTTACAAGCTGTCCCATTTTACATCCTTACATATAACTGTACGGATTAGTGCCGAGATTGGCCACGCTCTGATTAGCCCCATATTGCTGTAGCGCCTGCGTTAAAGCCGGAGAAACGGCCGGATTAGTTGCAGCGCTAGTCGGCGTCGCATCCGCGCTCGAAGGGGTCGCCACCGTCAATTGTTTAAACGACGAAAATATCCCACCTGAGTTTTTAAGCGTGAATACAACCAACACCAAAACCAAAAACGAATTGGAAACCGGCCGTAACGTTTTTGATATTCCCACCACTCCCAAAATAATAATAATTAAAAACCAAGAAATAAATGCCTGCCCATCGGATTCGAAAAGTGCGAACACGGTTTTTGTAGTGCCACGTACAGCCGAGATTATTAAAATCAGCCCGATAATCAAAAGAGCAATTGGCATTTATTATCCTAGTTAAAAAGGGCGGCTTTGTATTTCGGCAATGTACCGCGGGCCGCAGTGAAAAGCACGAACATGATTGTCAGCGTTACGATAATAATCGTGGTACGGGATACGCCCGTTGTCGATGCTGCGTTATTAATCGTGCTTTTCACCGTGGTCATTTTAACCGGCCTTTCCCACAAAAGGGATTACGGCCGGAAAGCGAGCGCCGAGGGCATAACCGATAACCAAAATTACGACCAAAGAGATAATATGCTTCATTTTCAGATATCCTTAACAATGTGATTGAGTACGCGAGTCCACAAAACAACGGCACAGACTACAAGGCCGAGAAAAAGTACCCAAGAGGCGGCGGACATGCTACCGCTAAAAGGCTCCTGTAGCCAGTGGCTTACGCTGGTCAGCGTACCCACTGGCAAGCTGGTTTGCAGCATGATTCGGCCTCCTTTTAACTCGATGACAGCGACGAAGCGTTGAGCAAGTTGGACACGTTAGCCAACATCTCCCACCCTACAGGGATATTCGCTCCAGCGTTTACCAGGCTAGCATTGAGCACGAGCGACATGTTACCTGATTGGGTGGTGTAGATTGGCTTGTTTCGAGTGTCGAAGTAGTAAACCGGGACAGGGGTATCAGTCAACAATTTACGGCGAGTCATTGCCGCCCAAGTATAAGGATCAGCCTTGCGCAAATCGGTTGCGTTGGCCGACCTGAACGAAAAGTAATTAACGTCCGACCCAGCGGCCGGGTATACACCGTTGCTCTGATTGTCGAAAATTGCAATCGTTGACAGGAAATGGCGAAAGTTTGAGTAAGACATGTAAAAATCTTGACTCTGAACGATGGCCGAGAAAGTCGTGTTTTTGAGCTCGTACATCGTATTCAGGTCGACCGACGGCAAGATAGGGCCGTTTTTACTCTGAGGTAACTGGTCGATATAACTCTGATAGATCTGAACATTGACGTTGGTCAGAGTAACGCCTGCAACAGCGCCAGCGCCTTGATAAATCGCAAGCGTAGGGTCCGCAGTATTTGCAACAATAGCCTGAGCTGCAGTCGCCAATGTAAGCTGTAAATTCATGGTCGCATTGACAACGTTAGCATAAATCGAACCGGTCAAATCGGTATCGCTGTAGGCGAGCGGAATCCAGTAAAACATGTAAATCGTGCCGGACGTCCCCGCCGCAATCGTGGCAGGCGCTTTGATGACGGGCCAATTAGAGCCGAAAGCAATAGGCGAATCGCTGGGGGTACTCGAAAAAGGCGGGCGTTGCTGGCGCGCAGCGTTGAGCAAGCTGATATGCCAGCCGGCTGTGTTAATACGCTGATAATTTTGCAGGTCGGTGAAAATGATATTTTGCACCAAGTTGGACGGTCCAAGCGGAGTAAGGGACAGCGTGCTTGACCCTGACGCCGGGTTAGTGACTGTCGCGCTCATGCGCACCAGAAACCCGGTAATCAAGCCAACGTTCTGAGGCGGCAACTGGAATTGCGGCTGCGCCGCCGGTTGAAGAACATTAGAGTAGATACTCTGCAGCATTGGATAGCCTTGACTGAGTACCATTTGCCGTGCTGAGAGATTGGCCTGTTGCAGTTGTTGCGCTTGATTTGCGGCTGTTTGTTGCGGCGAGGCGGATTGAGCTACCATTTTTGATAAATCCTTTTAAGAGTTTACGATGACAGCGGAATCACGCTGCGCCGTGGGCACTACACAGAACACGCGGCGAAAAATAAAATCGGCCGCAATCCCGAAAAGCACAAGCATTAAAAGCACGGTAAACCAGTTGACCGGGTTTTTAATCAGGGCAGGATTTATGATAATCATGATTAATTACCTGATTGCTGCTGATATTGACCTGGGTGATTCATCTTCGACCCGCCGATTTTGGCGCGCGCATACGATGCAACCACACGCAAAATCAGGAAGGAGACCAGGGCCATCAGGGTGATGGTGATCCAGTTGGTAAC